AGCTCCGGGCGTTCATCGAGGCGCGATCGCTTGCGGGCACGCTCGGCGGCTTCGGTAAACGCCCGGAGCTGGGCGAGTGTGTAGGTGCGGATCTCGGTCAGGCTGTGGCCGTGCTCGATGAGGAGTTGGATGGCATCACTCCACTCCCAGCCGATGGCTTTGCCCGGCCGCTCAGGAGCGGTGCGAGCTTGCGGATAAAAAAATCGCGGTTCACCTCGAAGATCGCAGTGGCCAGCTCAACGAACTCCGCCGGATCACCCGCTTCGATCCAGGCCTGCGGCTTAGCTGTCACCAGCGCCGCAGCGGCGATGACGGCCTCACCGTGATCGCCGATCACCTCCAGCAGCAGGTCGACCTCGGCGCCCGCCGGCGACTGCGCCAGATCCGCCTCCAGCAGCGCGTCGATGACCGGTCGCGCCAGCCGCACGAACTTGGGCAGCATGCCGATGGTGAGCGGCTGGATCTCCAGCCGCTCACCCCGGTACTCCACCGCCTTGGCCTGGGGTTCCAGGATTTCGAGCTGATCAATCACTGCACCATCTCCACGGTGAAGTACTTGCTGATGCCGGTGCCGCTCTTGCTGTCGTCCAGCAGCGCCTTGCCGGTGACTTCGCCGGCACCGTACTCCTCGCCCAAGGCCGCGAACGAGGACAGCACGCCCCCGGATACCTTGTGAACCCAGATCCTGACCGCCTTGCCGCTGCGCGCCTCGTTGAGTCCTGTGAACAGCACCTCGTACTGCTTGGCGGAGTGGATCATCGCCTGCACCTTCGCCTGCGCCGGGTAGGTGTACGTGACTTGGAGGTTGGGCGCGCCTGCGACCGGGGCCACGATCGCCGAGCTGTTCGGGATAAAGAGGCCGCCAGTGCGGAACTCGAAGTCGGTGCCGGCGGCGTAGGCGGTGGTGCTCCCTGCACGTTTGACCGAGGTGATCGCGGTGGGGATGAAGGCCAGCGGCGTGAAGCCGCCCTTGTAGGCGACCACCGCCTCGTCAGTCGACGTACCGGCCACCGCCGGTGTGGCGCCACCACGCAGGGCACGGGCGATGTTCTCCGGGCTGAAGTCGTGGAAGGTGTAGGACAGGTCTACGCCGGTGATGCGGTCCACCGAGTTCTGGATGCCGCCGCCTGGCTGTGTGTAGTTGGGCAGCTCCAGGGTGTTGACCTGGGGTGCGAGGTTGAGCACGGAGCAGTTGCCGGCTTCGATAAACGGTGCGGCGGCCTGGTACTCGCGGAAGTGGATCATGCCGCTGCCCAGGTAGCTGTAGTCTTCGGCCATATTGGCGTTCCTCTGGTGTGATGCCGCGTGGGCGGCGGGTTAGATGATGGGAATGTGGGTCTGGTACTGAATGACGGCGCCGATCCAGGCCATCCCCGCTTCAGGCTTGATCGGCTGCATATCGAGGTAGCGCGGGAAAGCGATGCCGGTGGGGAAGCGGGACTGCTGGTCGCGCATGCAGCGCTCCACGTCATCCACGATGGCGTCCAGCGCGGCCTGTGCATTGCCTTGCTGCGCCGGCACCTTGGCCACCACGCCTACCGTGGTCAGGCGGTGCGTGTCCCGCACGGCCGCCTCGCTCGCACGGGCCTGCGCGGCGATCACCACGGCGATGAAGGCCCCGGCGCTGTCGTCAATCTGTCCGGGCTCCAGCGTGACCGCCAGGCCCGCGTCGGTCCGATAGCCGTTGGCCTTAGCGATGCGGCGCAGGCACTCGGCCATGGCGCTACGCAGGCGCTCGCGGGGACTAGGCACGGGTCACCACCCAGCGGCTCATCGACTCGTCGCGCTTGACCTCCTTATCCAGGATGAAGCGCTGCGTGTCGCCACTAGGACCCACCACGACGGATCCACCTCGGCGCGGCGTGACCTGGCGGCGCTGGAACGTAATCAGCGTGTAGGCCGTCCCCACCTGCGCGGCATCGTCGCCGTAATCGCGCACGTCGCGGTCCACCAGCACCTGGCAGGCCACCGCTGCGGGGCCGCCGAGCGGGGTGTACAGCGCCTCGTCGGCCAGGCCGGCGCCGAGGAACGCCTCGAAGGCGGTCGTGTCGAAGTCCCTCAGGAAATTGCGCTGGCTCATCCGCGCCCCCGAAACTTCGAGGTCTGCACGGCCTTCTCGAGCTCGCGCTTGAAGTGGAACGGCAACTGCCGATCAAAGATCTTCTGCGCCGCGCCCAGGATGTCGTAGCGCGGCCTGTAGCGGGCGGTGCGTACGAACACGAACAGCGACTTCAACGCACTGCCAAAGCCGGTGCTGATGCGCTCGTAGATGCCCGGCAGCAACCTGCCGCGCGGCTTGCTGATCGAGAAGAACTTGCCGCCCCGGGTGCCGCGCTTGAGGGCACGCGTGCGTCGACGGTCGCGGCTGGTCTCGGATTGGTTCTGCAGCGCGTCGCGCCGGGCGCCCAGCTGCGAAAGCACCTGATTGATCTGGCTGCGCTTGAGGTTGCCATGGGCATCCAGGGAGGCGCCCTTGCCCGGCACGGCAAAATAACCGGCCGGCATGTGTCCCTGCCCCTGCAGCAGGACCTCCAGGCCCTTCTTGGCACGCTCGCCACCCATCACCTGAGCCTGCAGGTACTTGACCGGCGGCGTGCCGTTGAGGGCCTCGTCGCGGATGAAGATCTCCGCGTACGGGCGAGCGAATGTGGCCTTGTGGTACTGCGCGGCCTTGACGGTCAGCGGCGTCGGCGCATCGAAGACTTTCGGCGCGATCTCAGCCCAGCGCTGGCGCACGGCGAAGGCGGTCGCGTTGACCGCCTGGCGCACGGCGAACGGCAGGTTGCGCCGCTCGAGCTCGGTGAACTCCCGGGCCAGAATGTTACCGGGGTCGACGTCGACCTTGATCAGGCTCACTTGTCGGGGACCTCCACCGTCGTGCCCTGCTTGGCCGCCACCTGGCGGGCGCGGGCATTGAGGCGCTCGATGGCCCCGCGCCGGGCGGCGGCCACATCCGGGCACTGGGCCAGGGAACCCTCGGCCACGGCTTCCGTGCGAGTTAGCTCTGCCGGAATGGACACGTAGACGCGACGCTCCACGGTCACGGCAGTGGGCTGCACAAGGGTGGTGGGCAGGTCGGGCTTGTGCTGCTTGCGCCCACATGCCGCCAGCACCGCTACGAAGGCGACGACGATCAGTAGTCGGACAGGGCTGGGCATGAGGCCTCCACGGATTCCAGGGCGCGAGCGCAGGTGGGCTTACGGGATTCCACCTGGAACTTGCGGGTGAACTGCTTGAGCGCTCGGTCGGCGTCATCGGCTTCGGCGCGGGCCGCGGCCACAGCCTTGCGGTTGCTCTCCTCCATGGCTCGGGCTTCGCCCTGACACCGCTTGAGCTCGGTCTGCAGGAGCTTGACGATGCCCTGATAATCGGCGTTGGCCAGCAATGCCCGGCCTGCGTCACCCTTCCAGGCATCGCGTTCAGTGGCCATCGCATCGCGCCTGGCGATGGCCGACTCGCGGGCGGCATTGGCCACCTCCACCTTGGCCTGCATGAAATGCAGCGTTGCCACCAGGCCGGCGATGACCAACAGCAGCACGCCGAGGGTGTACAGCAGCGGCTTGACGGTGAGCTTGGCCCGCAGGCTCATGCCGAGCCTTCCGCCAGCGCGGCTTCGTCATTGCGCCGGGCGCACAGGCCGCGGCCGTTGGGCGTGTCCTCCCAAAGCCGGCACTGGGCACGCAGCTGCTGGGCCACGCATCGCACGTCGCCCGCCGGCAGGCATACGTCGCGGATCACACGCTTTTCGCGATTGCGATTGCCCGCCATGCTGGCGCCGCGGTTGTAGGTGTTGCCGCACAACACCCCCTGCACATCCCAGGGCAGCCGGTCGAAGTGCTTGGCGCCATACGCCCGGCGAGCGCTTGCACAGTAGACGGGCAGCGAGGCGTTCTCGAACACCTCCAACGCATAGTCGTAGGGCGTGATGACGTGGCGCATGGACGCCGCCAACGGCTTGGCACGGGCGCCGGTGATGCTGGCGGTGTCCTGCAGCTGTGCAAGATCACTGTGCGCGGCCCAATCGCGGGCGATGACCGCGCGGGTCTGGTGTCCGCCGTCGTAGCCAATGCCCCAGGTGACGCCGCTGGCGCCGCCTGGCCAGACGGGCCGGCTGAGCCGCCGGGTGTAGTGGGCTGGGCTGGTCACCTCCCAGCGTACGATCTGTGCAACGGCCGCGGGAGACACGCCACGGGCCGGCCGCGTGGGCGCCGGCGGCGGCACTGCGGTCTGGATGACCTCCCGCACGGCAACGGTCACGGGCACGGCGTCCACCCCCGTGCGCACCGACTCCACGGCCGGCGTCACATAAGCGGCAAGGTCGGCCTGCAGATCGGCCGCCGGCGGCGGCGCCCCGGCGCAGCCGCCGGCCAGGATCAGCGTGCAGGCCAGAAGAAGGCGCATAGCACCACCAGCAGTACGAGCCATTCGAGGCGGTCCTTCTTCAGCACCCACTGCGCGTCCTTGTCGCCAGCGGCGGCCTTGCGGTGCAGCTCGGCCTCCTGGTCCTCAGTGAGGTCGTGCAGGTTGGTGCGCTTGAACAGCCAGGCGAACGCCAGCGCCGCGGCCGCGTAGGCACACAGCACCGGCAGCTCGGCCAGCCACGCGATGGAATCGCCGCCGAGCGAGGTGAACGCGCCCAGCACGACAAAGCCGATCAACGTAAGCACCACCAGGCCCGGCAGCCATACGATGAACTCCTGCCACCGGGAGAGAAAAGCGCCGGCTGCCGTGAATACAGTGCGGAGTCGGTTCATGGCGTATGGGTGACCTTTTCAAGCTGTTCGACCCGGGTTCTGAGGTCATTGACCTCCCTCACCACCGAGTAGTCGATACGGGTGGATAGATCACGCACATCAGACGAGATGATGTTGACCTTGTCGCTAGTGGCTTCCTGCTTGTCGCTTTGATTCTTCTGCGTCTCTTCAATCGAGTTGAGCTGCCGGTTGCCCAGGTAGCCCAGGACCATCAACAGCACAGGGGTGAGCAATCGGGCGCTGAACTTGGCAAACGTGCTCTCGGTGGCTTTCTCGATATCCATCGTTTTTGCAGTCATCGCCTTGTCCGATTTACGTTGATGGAAGAGCCACCCCGCACCCAGGCCACCGTGCGTGCGGGGGAGGCTTATGCGGTTTTACGCACACCCACGCCGGGGCACAGGCGCACCAGAACCGTGGCGCTGGGATTGCCGGCGGCGGCGGCGGCGTAGCCGAAGTTCTCGATGTCGCCAACGGCGGCGCCCGCCACGATCACCCGGCCCTGGTTGTCACTCCAGGTCAGCATGTCGCCTTGTGCGATCACTGCGTTACTGGGCTTGGGCAGGCTGAAAACGCCTTCAACATGGCACGGCACGGTATCGCCAGGCTTGCCTGCCATCACCGCGACGCCCACCAGGCGTCCTCCTCTGGTGACGACACCGCCGCTGGCGACCGTGGCATTCAGGGTCACGTCAATCACGCGCCCGTCCTGGTATGCATTTTTCATGGGGATTCTCCGGTAGTGCGAGGGTGTTGGCAGGTAATGCAGCGCTGGCACACCGGCGGCCGATGCCGCCAGCGGTTGCAGTGCGTCAGGCGCCGGGGTTCTTGTAGATACCGCGGTAGTCGGCCACCGCCGGAGCGGCATCCAGGCGCACTTTCCAGGCCACGCCGTCGACGGTGAAGCCCTCATGCTGTTCAAGGTAGGGCGTCTGGTTGCCATCGAGATAACCGATGACGATGCCGTCCACGAATGCGGGGTTGGCGACGCCGTACCAGGCGGTCGCGCTGGCATCGTCTAGCCGGCCGTCATCGATGACGTCGAAGGTGTTCTGCACGATGTTGGGCGTGGTGAGGTTCTTGCTGCCGCCCACCTCGTACTGGCTGGTGCGCACGGTGCGCGCCAGGCCGCCGAGGGCTAGCGGGGTCAGCAGCGCTTTCAGCGGCACGCGGATGCGGTGGCCGTCCTTGTCCTTGGCATTGCCCATGGCCACGCGCAGGGTGTCCACGCTGCTGGTGCTGATGGCCGATCCGGAAAGGAGATTGCCGTGCTCGGCGCTGAACAGCGCGAATCCGTCCGCGAGGACCGGGTTGCTGTTGATCAGCTTGAACACGGCTTTGACGATGGTGCGGCGGGCGGCCTGGCCGAGCTTGCGCGGCACGTCGTTGAAGATGCCCAGATCGTCGTTGATGATCGCCTGCCGGGTAATGGAGAACAGACGCCCGTAGGTGACAATCTGCATCGCCTGCGACTGATCGCTGAAGGTGCCGTACTTGAACTCACCGCCCTCGGGCACGACCAGCAGGTCGCTGAAAGCACCCAGCCCGACCAGGCTGGTGGGCTTGAAGTCCGGTACGCTGACGGCGCGGGTGAACTGGTCGACCTGCTCTTCGGCCTCTTCGTAGCCGCGCAGCACGGAGCGGCGGGCGGTATCTCCCAGCAGGCCTGGGAAGTCGGACGTGGAGTGGGTGAAGGCCAGGCCGACGATCTCGCGGCGGTCCATGCCGCGCGGGTTGACGCCGGCCTGCACCAGGCTCTCGCGCGCCAGCTCGGCCATGCTCATCCCGCGATAGGGATTACCGGCGTCGGCCGCGACCAGGCCCGCCCGCGACTCGATGGCGTTGGCCATGGCGCGTCGCGTCTGGTCACGCTGGTCGGCACCGGCGACGACCGTGGCATTGCCGTTGAGCGGACCCGCACCCTGGGCCAGCAGCGCCAGGATCTGGCGCCCGACGACGTCGGCCGTAATGGCCGGGTCGGCGGCAGCGATGACTTCATCCACGTAAGCGCGGACACTCGAATTGGCCAGGTGCGGCTGGGCCAGTGCCTGGATGTCCGTGTTGCGGGTGCGGAGGGCAGCGAGTGCCTGAATCACCGCATCGCCATTGGCAGGCGCAGGCGCGGGCACCGGTGCCGGTGCAGCGGCCGCCACCGGGGCGACAGGGGCTGCGTCGCCGGCGTTGGCGAGGATGCGGAGGTACTGGTGCTTCATGGTTGGATCCTCTAGGTGGCCGACGATGGCCTGCTGGGAAACCTCGGGGAGCGAGGCAAAGACACACGGCGAAAGGGCCGCGCAGATATGGCCCCTCAGGCACGCGACAATCGGCCCGGGCGCATGCGCGATGGCCGACAGGTAGCTGCCCAGGGCGACCACCGACGCCGCCTCCGCACGGGCCGTGGCACCGGCCGTCTCCAGGCGATCGGCAAAGCCGAACGCCAGCGCTTCGGCGCCGGTGTACCAGTGGTCCCGGCCATCGCTGAGCAGACGGTCGATCTCCTCCTGCTTGCCGGTCTTGGCCACGTAGGCTTCCGCCATGGCACGGGCGTGCGTGTCCAACGTGTCCGCGTACTCGCGAAAAGACGCCGAGTTGCCCGCGGCGAGGGTGTGCGGCGCATGGACCATCAGCAGCGAGGTGCTGTACATGACCACCTCGTCGCCGGCCATGGCGATCAGCGAGGCGATCGAGCAGGCCTGCCCGTCGATCGTCACCACCTTGCGTGCCGGATGGCTCTTGAGCGCGTTGTAAATGGCGATGCCATCGGCCGCCACACCGCCGGAGCTGTTGATGCGCACGTTGAGCGTCTTGGCCTGGACCGCGGCGATCTCTTTCACCAGGTCCTGCGCGGACACCGACTCGGACCACAGGGTCTGCCCGATGGTGCCGTAGATCATGACCTCGGCCGACGCGTTGCCCTTGGCTTCGATGCGCAGGTAGCTGAAGCCGCTGGCGCCCGCATCGGCACGGAGGGGCCGCAGGCAGGCGGACAACACAGCGGTCAGTGCGTGGGTCTGGAAACGCAGCATGTCAGTCCTGGGTCAGCATGGAGTGGATGGCGCTGGCGCGGATCGCGCCGGTGCTGGCTTCGGTGCCCGCCGGCGCGGTCGGCGGCGGTGCGAGCTCACGGCGCTGCTCGTTCCAGTCGGCGGTCTGCAGCAGTACCTCGTTCGGGTTGTTGCCGGCCAGCAGGGTGTTCTGCTGCGGCGACACCCAGCCGCGGTCCTCGGCTTCGCCCTTGGCGTAGGCCTCCTTGAGCGGGTCGATCCACGGCATGACCGGCCGCACATACGTGGCGGCGGCCAGGTTGCGTAGTGACCAGCCGCGCGGCAGGCGCACCTTCCCGGACAGCACGCACGCCTCGACGAAGCGCTGGCGCTGCGGGCGCACGCCCAGGGCGATGAAGCGTTCGGCCAGCATCAGGTAGGCGCCCCACTTCTCGACCAGCTCCTGGCGCTGGGCCGAGTAAGTGCCGTTGTAATCCAGCGACAGGCTGCTGTAGCTCACGCCAATCCCGCCAGCCGCGGCGCGCAGCTGCTCCTTGCGCCAGGTGGCGGCGTTGGGATTGGGCCGGTTGCTAGCCACCGTGCCGATGTCTTCGCCCACCAGCAGGTCATCGAAGATCGCGCCGGGCGTCATGCGCAGGTCTCGGATCTCCCGACCGTTCTCCAGCATGACCTCGCCAGGCAGTGCGCCGGCGGCGCCGAACTCGCCGGGCTGGCCCTTCTTGATGAAGGCGCACATCGAGGCCGCCACCTTGGCGGCGATGCGCTCGGACTCCTCGTAATCCTTGACGTCCTCGAACCGCGACATCGAGGAGGCGAACACGCTCAGTCCGCGCACCTGGTGCAGCCGCTTGATCAGCGCGATCTGGTGCATGACGTCGGTGGTGACGCGCTTGGTCTCCTGCACCCACTCCAAACCGTCACCGGGGTGCTGCTTGTACAGGTGGAACGCGACCGGCCGCCCCCAGGCATTGCGCTCCACGCCCTGCAGCAGCCCGCGTGCCGGATCGGTTAGGTCGAGCGGGATGAGGTCCGCCTCCAGCATCTCGATGCTGTACGGAATGGAGGAGCCGTGTTCGAGGTACGCCACCGGGCCGATGAGGTCCTGGTAGTAGCTCTCGCCATCCCGGAAAAAGCTGCGTGCGAGCAGCTGCTGGCAGGCGCCGTAGTCGTGCATGCGCGTGACTTCGGGCGCGTCCCACCACTCGTCCCACAGATCGTCCAGCTGCAGGGCCAGGTCGCGGTTGATCGGCTGGCCCGGCAGGCGCGGCGCCGACAGCACATCGATGCCGCTGCCTACCGTGTTCTGCACCAGGATGTTGAGCGCGTTGTCGGCCAGGTCCAGGTCGCGCTCGAGGTGGCGCGCCTGGTCGCGCAGCTGCTTGGCGTCCATCCCGACGATGGTGTTGCCGCTGCCCCAGTCGCGGGCCAGCTTGCGCGAGCGTGACGGACGAGTAACCTCGTGCGCTCGGGCCTGCACCGGCCCGGACAGCGCGGCGATCGCGCGGGCGGCGCGGTCCACCGGCAGCAGGCCGTGCAGACGCTGGGCGGCGAGCCGGGCGCTGGTGCTCACGTGAGGCCGCCGAAGTCGGCGGTGGCGTAGCGAGCCGAACCTCGGCGCGCTTCGGCATTGACGATGCCCTGCCACTCGCGCCGGCCCTTGACGATCTCGGCCAGGTCGGCACGCGTGAGCTGCCGATCGCCATGGCGCACGGTCTGACCCTTCAACACGGCCACTTCGGCCGCGATGTAGAAGTCGAGCATGTGTTGGGAGGTCTGCGCCATGGGAATAGCTTGGCGCTTTGGCCTTCTCACAAATAGGCAAAACGTGAGACAGCGAGCTCGGGAGAGCTATCTACTACGCGGGCAAAAAATTATTCTGTCTCAGTCTTTGGCAAAGAGTGAGAATCTTGCGATTGAGGCGCGGGAAGCCCACCGGGAAAAAGCCTGTGCAGGGTCGCGCGTGACACGTCGTACTCGCGCATGACGCGCTTCACTGGGGTTCCCGCTTCAAGCGCGGCCTTGATCTGCAAGGTGGCGTAACTACGCTCATGCGCTGGAAAATACTGCCGCTCCCCCGCAAAGCAGCCGAGGATGGATTCCACAAAAGGCTCCGCCATCCGCTCGCTGACCCCGACATCGCGCACCAGCGCCTCGGTGATGCGGGCGCGCAGCTCGGCCCGCGTCGGCCGCTTCCTCATAGGCCCCAGCCCTCACGTGCACCGATGCCACTGTGGCGTCGCGGCGTTGCCCGTGTTTCACGGGAATCCTGCGCGGTCGTCGGTGGTGCCGGTGCCACGGGTGTTTCACGGGAATCATTGACCACTGGTAGCGTAGAAAATAGATCCGCAGGGTCAGGGATTAGCGAAGCCTCAAGCGCGGCCCACTGCGACTCGCGCATGACGTCCACCTTCATGGCAGGGGCAAGCGAGGCCCATAGGGCATAGACCAGGGTGTCCAGAGGCTCGTTGCGTGCGCCCTTCGGTGTGATCCAGTGCTGCGACTCCAAGTCGAAGAATTCGCACACCAGGCCCTTGTAGTAGCTTGACGGGAGCGCACCTGGATCTGGGTTAAGTGGGTCATAGGCCTCGCCCCGTCCACCGGGGAAGCGAAGCATCCGCGCTTCAATCGGATCGGCCTCCCCGGCTTTTTCGGCCTGCTCTTTGGCGGTGATGGCCGAGGCCAGCCAGCCGTAGATAATGTGCTTCAGTACATTGGTGCCGACGCCCCATACGCCGACGCTGCGCGCCACCGTGCGCTCACGGGCATTGACCTCGGTCTTGGCGGGCCGGTACACCGCGCGGTCGGACTTCTTCTCCGAACGGCCGCGCACCAGATAAATCGTTTGCTTCCGATAGCCTTCGCCGACCTTGACCACCCGCGCATTGCCGGACGTGCTGACCTTCGACTTGACGTATTGGGCGACCATCTCAGTCCAGTTGCCGCCGTCAATGGCCAACGCTGCGATGTGCAGTGACCGGCCGTGCACGTTGCTCCACGTGCCCTGCAGCCACTCGTCCAGCGCTGCATAGCCATCGGGACGCGAAGGATCGCCATGGATCACGGCGTAGTCGACCACACGTGCGCGTTGACCACGACCGTGGGAGAGCACCTGCACTTCGAACCGATCGTGCTGACAGTCCACTCCAGCGGTGAGGATGCAACCGCCCTCGGGCACCACGCCGCGGTGGACGCCCGGCTCGGCCAGTTGCTCCACTTCCCCGGCGTCCTGTTCCTTGCGCTCGCCCTCGAACACTTCGCCCAGCACCAAGTTGGTGAACGACGCCTGCTTGTCGGGGTGGGCGGCCGCGACCGCGCGTCGATCGGCGATCTCTTTCCAGGTCAGGCCGAGGCCCTCAGGCGTATAGGCGGCCCAAATGTGGAAGCTGCGGTGGATGGGGTCGGCGTCCGGATGGGTGGCTTTCCAATACGCGCCGTTAGGCTTGTTCTCGCTGAGCTCCTCCAGCATCCACGTCTTGTGGTGCTCTTCGATGACGCAACCGTTCGCACGGCAGGCGAAGGTTCCATCGGGCTGAAGCCGGTCAATTTCCAGCGCCTGGTGCTCGCCGCAGTGCGGGCACGGTACACAGTAGAAGCAACGATCGCCCAGCATGAACCCGCTGTCGATCTTGCTTCGACCGGCCACCGTGGGCGTGCAGGCTTCGTAGATCTTCGCCCGATCGCCGTAGGACAAGGCACGCGCCGCCAGTTGCTCGTCGGCACCGCCCTGCCCGCCCAGATCGTCGGGATACTCGTCCACCTCGTCCATGAAGACATAGCGTGCGGTTCGCTGGCGAAGCTGATTGCTTGAGTTGGTCCAGATCACCCACAGCGTGCCGCCGGGGAACCGCTTCTCCAGCGTGTTGTCCGACTCGATCTTGTCCTGCAGCGCCGGCGTCAGCGCCACGGCGGGCTCGAACTTGCTACTCGACCAGCTGCGCGCCAAATCCTTTACCGGCTGTGCCACGATCATGGAGTCAAGGCCGCGGTCGATGACGTAGCCGGTCCAGTTGATGCCGACCTCAGTGGCGCCGATCTGCGCCGACTTCCTGAAAGACACCCGGCGCACCGGTGAGTGATCGCTGAGGCAGTCCATGATCTCGCGCAGGTAGGGCGTGCGAGAGGTGTGCCACTGTCCAGGCTCAGCGCCCGCGCCTTTGGCGATCTTGCGATGCGCGTCAGCCCAGGCGCTGACGGTCAGCGGCTCCGGTATCGTCCAGGCGCGCTCCCACGCATCGCATACGATTCCCTCCGCCGCCGCCAGCGGAATGTCGTACTCGGCGGCCGCCGCCAGGTTAAGCGTCATGTGGACGGTTCATCCGATGCTTCACCGCCGTGTGCGATGTCGGGTTGGCGAAGCTTGGCAGCGGCCAGGCGCATCTCCGTGCAGACCTTTCGCACCTCCGCATCAATCAACGCCTCACACGCCCGTGGATCGCTCTCCTGGGCGAGCTGTTGACGCAGGCGGCTGCCGATGGACCTCAGGCGTTCCAGCGCCTGGCGCACCAAGGTGAAGACGGCGCGGTCGACCTCGCGCTTGCGCGTCAGCTCACCCGCTTGCTCCCCCAGTTCCAGTTCGGCCAGGCGTGCTTTGGCCAGGCGCTCGCGCCGGACCGCTTCATGCACGCTGGGCCCCGCCGGCACAGTGAGGACCGCCGCGGTCTTCGGCGCCGCACCCACGCCGTCGCCTAACGGGGACGTGCGGTCACCGCCGCGCACCGGATCCAGCATCGCGTCCAGTACCAAATCAGACGCCGCGGCATCGATCAATTTGCCGTGGACCACAAGCTGCCCCTTGCGACGCAGGCGGCGAATGTAGGAATCACTGCAGCCGCGGTGCGTGGCGTACTGCGCCGGCGTCATCAGCGCGGTCACGGAACCACCCCGGAACCCAATACTTCAGCCCGGAACCAAAGAGGGAACCGGAAATGTGCACGCAGAACGGGGTCCGAATTACCCGCGATAGGCCCTGCTCCGGGAGGACCCGGCTCGGTTCCACCCGCCACCCTCCACGCCTTCGACCGCGCCACCGCGACCGCGCTTGCCTGGCTCGACAGCAGCGCTCCGGGTCCTGCCCGACCTGCCCAACCCACCGATCGAAGGTTGGGCAGGCTGAAACCCGCGCCGTTGCTGGGTGTGTCCAACCTGTCCAACCTGCCCGACCTGTACGAGTACGCACAGAGAAAGCGCCTTCCGTCCTCCCATAGCGTGCGCACGCGAAAAAGGTTGGGCAGGTTGGACAAGTGCCCGTCCCCGTTGGCGTTGGAGGTTGGGCAGCAGGTCGGGCAAGGTTGGGCAGGTTGGGCACCCGCAATCTCAAGCTGGCGCATCGCCCCCCCTGTAGGGCCCAGAGCGCACCCAGATGCGGATGCGCGTGCCGTAGCGCATTGGCCGGTCCTTCTCCCATCCCAGCCGCCCCATGATCGCCGCCACGCGCATCTGGTCCTGCCTCGAGTGCCGGGCCAGGTCGATGTGGAGCGCTTTGGACAGCACATCGGTGGTCGAGCACTCCACCACGATGTAGGGCTTATCGGCCATCTCAACGCCGTGGTAGGGGTCAGCGTTGTTGGAGCTGACCGCTCTGCCGTCCAGCCACCGGCTGATCGGCTCGACCCACGTGTCCTCCAGGTAACGCTCATCCTGCTGGTCCTTGGCGGCGCCAGGCATCACCCACCAATCCAGCCCCTCCTCCAGCATCGTCACGGCCTCGGCCCACAGCTGATCGCGCGCCTGCTCAATGGCAACCACATCGACATGCGCAACGCGGACAGGAAGAAATCGTCGGCCACCGGTGTGATCACGCTGCCACTCGTGCTCGTTCGTGGTGCCGATGAATACGCACTGCCGCGGAAACGTGCGGCTGTAGCGGCCGTAGCTGGGCCGGTAGGTATCGCTGGTGGCAGAGAGCGTTTGCTTGACCTTGTTGCTCTCGGCTTTGGTGAAGGAAGTCATCTCGCCGATCTCCACGCCCCACTTGCCGACGATGTCCTGGTAGAAGTCCTTCTCCGCCGGGCTACGCTGGGCGTCCATGTACCAGCGATCCCCGCCGAAGAGGACTTGCGTCACGCGCGTTTTCCCTAGGCCCTGCTCACCCTCGAGCACCAGCATGGTGTCCACCTTGCAGCCGGGGCGAAGTATTCGCGCCGCCGCGCTCACCATGAAGATCTCCGCGACCCGCTGGTGGTACTCGTCATCGGGGACGCCGCAGTGCTCCACGAACAGCCGCCTCACCCGCGACACGCCATCCCATTTCAGCGTGCGCAGGTAGTCGCGCACCGGGTGGAACTTGTGCCGCCTGGCCACCGCTTCGACCGCTTCCAGCACCATCGAAGATTTCACGACCATCTGGTATCGGTCAGGCGAGCCCAGCCAAGCGGACAGCTCCACGCCATCCAGCTCGGTGAACTCTCCGTCATTACCGCCCGACCATGGCGGGGGACCGCGCACCACAACCCGATTGGAGAACTCGTCCAGCGCTAACAGCCCCGCGAGCTGCTCGTCTTTCTCCAGGATCAGCAGCAAGTTGTGCATGGCCGCCTGCACCGCCCCCTCCTTGGTCGCGGTCAGTTTTAGCTTCCACTCATCCGCGCCTGGTTGGCCACCGCCGGGTGGACGGCCGCCGCCAATGATCACGGTCAACTTCTTGGGCACGGTCATCCCCGGTAGACCTCAACGTGCACCACACGCTGCTTGGCCCATGCGGCCAACTGGCTGGGGGACCAGCCGTCCATTGCCGGGTCCAGCGCGTCGGCCAGATCCCATCCCTTTCTCATGCCGGTGGTGTCGATCATGCGGATCGATCGCGCGCGCGCCTTGGCGACGAACTCGACCACGCCAGGGTGCCAGCGGCCGCTGGCGTCCTGATGACCCAACATCACCCGGCGACCGGCCTCGTCTGCGTCAGGCCACAGCACTACGTCGCGCCCGGCCATGGGCGACCAGTCCACCAGTGGCTCAGAGTGGTGCGCACCGCGCACCGCGTCATGCCATGACGTTCCACCCAGTCCATGACTGCCCCCCGGCCAGCACGCGGTGGCGTACATGGGCAATGCGCCAGCGCCAGCGGCGCGGCACTTTTCACCCTCGACAATCAGCACCGGCGCATCGGGCTTGGCCGCCAATTCATCCAGACCGCACAAAGGCCGCGGCGAAGGAAACACGCACAGCGCCCAGCTCTGGTCGCCATTGGGCTTGACGCAGTAGGTGACCGTGGGAGTCACCTTAGTCACCTGATGTGGGTCCCTGAACTCGGCCCGCAACACGTAGCCCAGCAGGTGTCCAGCACCGTTTCGGTACGCATCAACGCGGCTTGGCTTCCACCGCGACGCCTTGTCCTTGGCAGGGTTGTAGATCGGCACCGTCCAGCCATCGGCGCCAATTAGCGCAGGCGCATCATCAGGAACAGGAAGCAGCGGCACGAGGCGGGCTTCAGGCACGAAGGCACGCGCTGGCGCGATGCTCCTAGGTTGTTCCAACTCCAGCCGCTCGAATGCTCGCTCATCAAGGCATTGGCACGCCGCCACGAAGTCCATGGCGTGCTGCTCGATCAGCCAGGTGATCGCGTCTCCATTCTTTCCGCAGCCATAGCAATGAAAATACTGCTTGAGGGGACTCACGTTGAAGCTGGGCGTGCGCTCACCGTGGAAGGGGCAACAGCCCACATAGTGCTTGCCGCGCTTCTTGAGCCGCAGCGAGGCGCCAATCAGCTCCACCAGGTCCGCCCGTGCGCACAGCCTGGCGCGTTCGACGTCATCGATCCTGCGCTCGCTCATGGGGCGGCCCGCAACGTGAGGACCTGCTGCCGCACGCGCTTGGCCTCGTCCTCAAGACGCAGGCGTTCGCGCTGGGCCAGCATCTGCTCGGTTGTGTAGCCAAGCGCATCGTCGATGCGCGCGAGCAATGCTTCGGTATCCACCCTAGCCACGCGACACCCCTGCGCCCTTGTGCTTCTCCGTAATCAGCTCGCGCCGCGCCTGGGCGTGCCATTGCACCCGAAAGTAGGCCGCCACGTAATCTCGGCACCCTGGTTTAGCTGTGCAGCCCCCGTGCGGGCACGTTTCTGGCAGCGCAGCGATACACGCCTTCCACTGCGAGCGATGCACGACGCTGAGCTTCTCCACAGCCGGGCCGAGACAACGCGATACGCTCATGTCGACGGCTCCAGCGACAGGCAGCCTTGACCGGTTCGGCGCGCCTCGTCTTCCTGCCGCCACTGCTCGCGCAGGGCCAATGCATCCTCGCCGCTTGGCGCGTGCGCCTCGCAATACAGCGCAGCCATGGCCCCCTGCAGCCCGCGCCGGGACGCCGCGTTTGCCGGCTTCATGCCCCACCATGCGCGCCTCGGACCACGCCCGCAATTGCGCCTCGCTGCCATCAATCATGCGCCCCTGCCGTAGACTTGGCCGTGCAACCCAGCGGAGATCGGAATGAAGACCAACAACCCATTCGACCGCGCCCTGGAAGTCAGGCGCGTACCGGAGCCATTTCTCGGCGCGGCAGTCGACGTTACGGACACGCTGGACCTCGCGTGGGCTTCGGCGCAGTCCGTGTTCGGGGAGTTAGCAGCACCACAACACGCGATCGCCATTGCGGAACTGATGCTTCGCGCCGCGGGTCGTTTGGATGCCAGCAGCGGCAGTCGTCTTTCTCAACCGCAGCACACTGGCACAGATACATCCGGCGGCTG